ATTTTAACTCCGTTTTCTTGGGAGAATTATACACTTAACAAGTTTCATCTCCTAGTCTCTGCACCTTTATAGAAATTTCTTCTATAGTTGGCTCAAGATTAACATTACAGTCTTCCTTGAGTTTACGAAGTTTAAACAGGGCTCAGTTGCTAAACCAACCCTGGATTGGATAATTGAGTGCCATTCTACCTATATTGCCTTTAAGTTTAAAATATTCACTTACAATAGGTTTTAATTTATTACGATATAAAGCAGTATCTAACTTTTTTTCTAAACGATATTTATCCCAAAATCCAAGAGAGTTTACTATTTTTTCTTTCTCCCTAAATGTATCTATAAAATTTATAAAACATTTACTTTTACTTATATCATTAAATAAAATATAACCATCAGTTAATGCCTGATTAGTTACCTTCTTAAAATAATTGGATACTCCCGGAAATGCTTGAAAATAAGAATTATATATTTCATCACCTTCTTCTCTAGAGAGATTAAGATTATCTGCAATAGTACTTCCATCTCCTCCATAATTAATTGCAAAGCCGGCAGACTTAGCAATTTGTCTTTCCTTCTTATAATCACTTTTAATTTGCTTTAAAGGTATATCATTAAGATATGGAAAAATCTTACTTGCTACAAAACTATGCATATCTCCTAATTTATTCTCATAGAAGGCAATAATATCAGGATCTTGTGTCCAATTTGCAAATACAACTTGTTCTTGCAACCTTTGACGAGGTTGGACTATCCCTTCACCATATATTTTTCAATACGTAGGTGCACCTATTATAGTCTCTGCACGTTCCTCATTAGAGGCTTCGCTCAGGGTTAGAAGGGTATCTTTCCCTGAATTTAAGGTGTTTTTTATTGTAGATTTCTCTACAAAAGTGGCCAATTTCTGATATTTTCTAATTAAATAAATATCAGAACCCTTATATAAATCTTTAAAAAGTCTTATAAGTTCTAATTTTTTATAAAGATTAATATTATAAATATTTTTACTTTTAGTAATAGTTGGACTGTATCCATTATTAATTAAAAAATCTTTAATTTGGTTACTTAATTTAATAGAACAAGTAGTTATATTAAATTTTAAACTATTATTATTATTTAAAAATACAAAACATCCATCTCCATCAAAAATTCCTCTTAAAATATTCCAAGTAATAGGAATAACAAGTTTAGCTTCAAAACTTTTATTAATAAAATTAGCAAGATTTTGTAAAGTATTTGAAATTTCTTTACTTCTAAAATTAACTTGATATTGATAAGTATTATGTTTTTTATGAAAATATTTATTAATCTTAACAAGATTACCTAAAAAATTTTTATAATTTTCTAACATATAGTAATCTTCATACTTAAGTCCAAGTGTAATTCTATTGTTACTAATACAACCATCAGATATTAACAATCCTAAAAAATATTCAGACTCATTACTCATAACTTTAAAAGGATTTACTTTTACAAGTTTCTGAATATCAGAATTATTTCTAATTATAATATTATTTCTTAATAATACTCTTCTAATAGAGGTATTAAAAGTATTAAAATGTATAGCTATATCTTTTTGCGATATGTCTTCATTATACATCTTAATAATTTCTAACTCTTTTTCTTTACTAAATTTATTATAAGGATTCATATGTATTATATTTTGTGCAAAGATACAAAATATATATCAAATAAGCAAACCACTATAGTCGGCATCTATAAAGACATTTCCAACTTCTGGTACAAAACACTCTCTTTCATATATATTACCATCTATTCTATCATTTTTATCTGGTAATCTTGGAATATTCTGGAGATTAATTGTTTCTTGTTCTCCAATTTTTCCTCCAGAAGAGAGTCTGCCAGTATCAAGAATTTGAGTAAATTGAGTATGTATTCGTTGTGTGATAATGTTAACTTTCTTAAGAACTGTTTCTCCATAAGTACTTAATACTTTTTCTTGTTGTTTATACTTTAAATAAATAGGAATTATAGGAGACTTATCTATTTGTTTTTCTAATACACTTGCCTCTACTGAATCCTTAATATTCCCCGTTTTATCATCCAAGACTTTAGTATCAACGCCCAAACTTTGAAAAAATTCCACAACCTGAGTGGGAGAAGACCAAGATATAGTAGTATGCTTAGTAGTATCAAAAAGATCCAACTGAGTATCAATAAACTTAACCAGATTATTATCAATAATCCAAGAGTTAAGATCATCCAAGCTTTTTTTACAATCTTTTTCATTCTGTATTAATTTAAGTTTCCAAAGATCAGAATCTAAATGAATACCTGAATATTCTATATAAGTTAATACTTTTACAAATTCATTTTCAAGATTCATTGATCTTAAAAGATCGTACTGTTTTAGTCTAGCTATCTGAAATGATTTAATTAATCCAAGATATTCAGTATCTTCAGCAGCATATCTTATAACTCTTTCTGTAAGTCCCTCTCTGTGTATAGTACCTCTAATGGTTTTATTAAGTTGATGTCCATTATACCTTAATAATGTTGCCTCAAGACTCTTTCTAATTGATTTATTTCCTTTATAAATAACACATTCTCCAAGGTAAGTATCCCATACTTTTTGTGGATATATACCTTGATGATATAAAAATTTAAGATCAAACTTAGCATTATGCATGATAAGCAATTTACTTTTAAGCAAATCTTCTATAATATTAATTGGATATTGATTTGCATCAACTACAAATTGATTCTTATCATCACCTAATTGATATGTAAGAAGTTTACACAAGTAAGGATCAACGTTATGTTAACTTACACTTCTTATTTGTGTAAGACCAGACTATATCATTATCTTTCTCTTTCGAGTTAAGATAGTGGACGCTTATTCCGGTTATTAAGAGGACTTTACCTCTCCGGTAGTCGTTGCACCTTCATTAGATGTATCTAATGCTTGGCTCAGGATTGGCATCTCAGCTTTCCCTGAATTCATCCACTTTGCTACTCCCATTTCTGGAGGTAGGGGCTTGCATCTCTTAAAATACAATCCTTTATAGGGAATATTATTCCTTATAGAGTAATGTATTTTATCATTTCTTAACAAAGTTCCTTTTTTATTCTTGGTAGAAATAATTATAGTAGGTATAATATTATTAGAATTTTCACTCCACTCACACAAATCTATACAAGATCTAAATATAACTATTAAATTTTTATTAATATCATATATTTCTATAGAAGAAAATATTTTTCTTCTAGTTTCGCTTATTTGTGGGCATTTTATTCCTTTATTCCATGATGGTTTACCTATCAAATGATTCTTTTGAACTTGTATTTCACCATTTTTATACCTACGTTTTAATGTATTTGATATTTTATTAGTAGTATCTAAAGACCTTATATGTCTATATACATTAGGATCTAAATTATAACCAATATTTTTTTCAAAACATCTTAATTTTGTAATATATTCTTGTTCTTTTTCTAGAATTAATTTTTTATTATCTATTATTTCAAGTATAGAAAACTCAAAAGAATCACCTCCATATTTATTATATGCAGATTGTAAATAAGCATTAGGATGCCTATTAGATTTAAGCATTTCTCTGTGTTTTCTAAGTCTCATTAGAAAAGAATCTCTAGTACTACCAATATAAAATTTATTATTTACTAAATTAGTAATTTTATAAATACCTATTTTACGCAAATCATCTTCGTTATTAATAATTATTTTCATATACTTATTTTATTCAAAGATAATCATAATAATTTAGATATCCAAACTATTTTTGTTAAAAAATGTTAATGTTTAAGTTTACCCAGTTGTTTCAGTATCAAATCCTATCTCATCTTTATTAGAGAAATATTCTATTAATTCTTCTATTGTAGAAGATCTAATATTAATATAATCCACAGCATTTCCTACTACGTATATCATTCTTTATTAATATTATAATTTAAATCATATTCAGATTTCATTACTAAACCAGTATGGTCTTCACAATCTTCGCACCAAGTATCTCCATCATCCCACATATCATCCCCAATATATTTATTAGTATTGGCATCTACCCAAGCATGTATTTGAACATTTTTTCCTCCACATTGACTACAAACTAATTTATCTTTTTTCATTATCTTTTTTTATACTAGGTGATAAATTTAAATAATTCCACATAAAATTTATTTTAACAATCTTTTTAGATAATCTAAAAGTTTTTGCCATAATATCAATAGCCCAATTATACCATTCATCGTGTTGTTCTTGAGTAACAGCATATTTTTTATACCAATCTGGGCTCTTAATTAATTCAAGTTCATTTTCAAGTAGCCAAGCTATAGTTATATTATGATACTTTTTTAACCAATAATTCATAATAAATTCACTAGTGATTTCTGATTTTTTCATTGCTCTACATTAAGTATTATTTTACCATAAAAAGGTACTAAATCTTTTTTATTGATTTTTTGTTCCTTTGCTCGTATAGTTCCATCACTTACTCTCATTATTCTAATACCATGAAAATCTGAACTATCACTATCAGAATAACAAGTACAAATATAAATACTTGTTTCTGATATAATTGTATAAGGATTATAAAAAATATCACCGTCTGTAAATACAGGATACTTAATTTTTATATCTTTTTCTAGTTCTAATGTTAATTTACTTTTCATATCTAATTTTTTAATCGCAACGAGTATTACCACAGTTCTTGCATATTGTACATCCACCTTCTGAAACCATGATAGCTCCACAATTAGGACATTTAATACCTCTTATAGTATCATCTTTAACATACTTACGTAAAGTACGAGCTATAGCTTTACTAAAAGAAGTTATATCACCTTCAGATTTACTTAGTTGTTCAATACCAAACTCAAGTTTAGCACCATGACGTAGAGCCCATGAAATAGTCCGTGTAAAAGCTTCTTCATCTTGAGTCATATTATGAGTTATATCTTCAACTATAGTCTCTCCTGTGAGAGATATGAGGTCATAACGACCTTTTTTTATCTTACGAAGTATTCCTCTGTCTATAGGAATTCTATCTATCTTACCGTTAACAGCAAATACCTCATATGGTTCATTATCTAAAAGACCAATAAACACTTTCCATGGACGACCTTTAGCCATAATATTATAAACATCACATATTAAATCTTTCGGTCTTTTAGGAGCATCATATTTATTAAACTTAACTTCTTTTTTAGTATTAAGAATTCCATCACGACTTCCATCTCTATATACAGTAAGTCCCTTTAAATTATATTCCCATGCTTTATAATATAATTCACTAATCTGCTCTTCGGTAATTTCAGTTGGTAAATTATACGTAACGCTTATAGAATGATCTATATAAGGTTGTATGACGGATTGTAATTTTAACTTAATATAAGGATCAATTTCATGTGCAACAGATTGATAATAAGGATTGCTTTCAGTATTTTTAGTATTTAAAAACGTGACATACTTAGGATGAAGTACTTGATACTCTTCCCACCAATCTCCTGTCTTATCTTGTATAGTTTTATTTGGATTATCAGAAGATACTTTTCTTTTACGATAATATGATAATGCAAATACTGGTTCTATTCCACTACTAACTCTTGCTAACATTGAAATACTACCAGTAGGGGCTATAGTAAGATTTGCTATATTTCTTCTACCAAATTCATTATACATGGCAAGATATTGAGAAGATAGCCTTTCCTTAATTCGTTGTATAAAAGGATTATCTTTTTCTTTATTATAATTCCATCTTAAAAAAGCACCTCTTTCTTTGGCCATAATAATAGAGGAAGTATAGGAAGCTAATGACATTACTTTTAATATTTCATCAGATAATTGAATAGATTCTTTACTCCCATATTTCATACCAAGAGAAGCAAATGTATCTGCCAATCCCATTAAACCTAAACCAGTTCTTCTTCCTTTAATTAACTTACTTCTAACTGATAACCAAGTTCTATATTCTGGTAATTTAATTTCCCAATCTTCAGGATCGTTTTTTATCTTATTAAGAATATTAGTTATTTTTTCATATTCAAGATCAATAATATTATCCATAATTCTTTGCATATTAATTACATCTCTTTCAAATTCTGAAAAACTAAAAAATGATTCAGATGTAAAAGGATTTTTTACATATGCAAATAAATTAACAGCAGATAATCTACAACTATCATATGCACAAAGAGGAAGTTCACTACAAGGATTAGTAGAAATAGTTTTAAATTCTTCATAACAATCTGCAGGAGATTCTTTTATTATCTTATCCCAAAATAATACTCCAGGCTCACCATTTTTCCAAGCTTGATGAATTAATTTATTCCAAATCTCTTTATTCTTTGGTTCATTAAGATTTTTCATAAATTCATCATATACCCTAACAGATATATTAGCTCCTGTTATTTTTGTAAGATCATCTTTACAAGTAACAAATTGTTTAATATCAGGATGGTCAATACCCATAGAAAGCATTAAAGCTCCTCTTCTTCCTCCTTGGGCTACTTCTCTAGTAGTATTTGAGAATCTTTCTGCAAAACTTACTGATCCAGTAGAAGAGTTCGCAGCGTTATTAACCTTAGAGCCCCTTGATCTTAAAGTAGATAAATCTACTCCAACTCCACCCCTTCTTTTCATCAATTGAGCAAGTTCCTGATCAGTCTTAAAAATTCCTCCATAACTATCTACTGGTGATTCTACTACAAAACAATTTCCAAGAGTAGAT